TAAAACTGTAGTGGGTTGGAGGGGTGATGAAATCTTAATTGATTGGAAATATGTTGTGAATGAAATGTTTGATATGTGTAGAATGAAGAGAACACCAACAGAAGAAATTGTTTGTACTGATGTAATGCGAAGCCTTAATGTGCTGTGATAAAATATAAGGAGTATAGCGTGGTTGCAAAGAAAGATAGGGTTGGGGAAACATATCCAACAAACAAGTATGGGATAGTACGTATCGTTCGATACGTAAATTGTGAGGATGTTGACATAGTGTTTTTAGACACAGGGTACAGGGCAAACTACTCTATGGTGCAAATCATGAGTGGCGTAGTAAAAGACAGGCTACAACCCTCTGTTTACGGTGTAGGTATTCTTGGAGTGGATAGTAACTGTTATCAGGACAATGCGTACACTCATTGGCGCAGTATGTTAGAAAGATGCTTCAGTGAAAAGGTCAACAAACGGTTAAGAGCTTATAATGATGTTTCTGTTTCAGATAATTTCAAATACTATTCATACTTCAAAGAGTGGTGCAACAAACAAGTGGGTTTTGGTAACGAAGGTTGGCAACTTGATAAGGACATTATAATGAAAGGTAGTAGAGTTTACTCAGAAGAAACTTGTTGTTTTGTTCCTCACGAGATTAATAACCTACTAAACAAACAGACTTATGGAGAAAGCAGGGATCTACCAGTTGGTGTTTGTTACGACAAGGGGAGAAAGAAGTTTGTTGCTAAGTTAAGTATGAAAAGTATCACTAAGAATCTTGGGAGGTTTGAGACTTGCGAAGAAGCTTTTCTAGCATACAAACAAGCTAAAGAAGCATATATTAAAGAAATTACTGAGTTATATAAAGACCAAATTGATTCTCGTGTTTATGAAGCTTTAATGAAATATGAGGTGGACATTAATGATTGATCTTGGTAAAGAGTTCAAGCGTATGGCAGAGGAGTTTGAAATCTCTGATAAAGAGGTCTTATCTTCTGTTCGTACAATGATTCGTAGTTGCTGGGGAGATAGCATCTTCAAGACAGAGTTCCTTAAACGTAATTCTGTACTAATCCCAAACACCAACACAAGAAGTATGAAACGCTTTCCAATGGTTAGACGGTATCAGTGTGCGATATGTGGTGAAATGTTTGGTTCAACAGAAGTGGAGCTAGATCATATTGAATCTGAGAACACTTTAACATCCTACGAACACATCAATGACTTTATGACTAACATTGTACTTACTTCACCAGATAAACTCCAAGTGTTGTGTAAGGATAAAAAGAGTAAGAAGTTGGGTGTAACTCGTTTTGGGTGTCATTCGATCAAGACCTTCTCAGAGAGATATGGTGTTGATTTTGATACAGCAAGAGCTGAGAAAGAAGCTAAACAACTTGTAGATAAAAAACTTGATAAAGCCTATTTACAGGAGCGTCAACTTCCTGTATCATCAACTCAATCAGCACGTAGAGCGACAATCGTAGCTCACAAATTAAGTTTATTAAAGGAGAAAGATGATGAAAATGGATAAGGTTGCTGGTAGTGGTAATGATGAGTTTTACACACCAAAATATGCAATAGAACCTATCTTAAAATACTTACCAAAAGGGGCTAAAGTATGGTGTCCTTTTGATACTACAGACAGTAACTTTTATAAACTACTAAGTGAAAATGGTTACGAAGTAAAGGTTTCTCATTTAGAAAGTGGTGTAGATTTTTTCGATACAGCAGAAGTGAAAGAGCATGTTGATTGGTGTGAATATATTGTTAGTAATCCACCATATAGTTTGAAAGCAAAAGTTTTTGAGCAACTTTTTAACATAGGTAAACCTTTTGCAATGTTGGTTGGTGTTGTAGGACTTTTTGAAAGTCAGAAGAGATTCAATATGTTTAAAGATAATACTTTTGAGATTATGTACTTAAATAAAAGGGTAGCTTATTTCAAAGATTACGCAGATGAGAAACCGTCTCTTAACCCACCATTCAGTTCAGTTTATGTGTGCAGTCAAATGCTCCCTAAACAGATTGTATTTGAAACCGTAGAGAAGTAAGAAGGAGAAACAAATTGAGTAAGATATTACAGCAAGACTACCAAGAGTATTCAAAACTAATTGAAGAAGGTCACTCACAACGATCAGCTTGTTTAATACTAGGTTTGAATAGATCAACAATTCAACGATATATTAAGAGTGTATTGGAGAGTGAGGAAATCAAAGATATTGTACTAGGAGTACAAAACCAAAACGATTATACAGATTGGCAGAGTAAACCTAAACCTGAGTTATGTGAGGTGAAGAAACCTAAGATATTGTACTTTGACATTGAGACCTCCTTAGCCAAGTCTTACCACTTTAACTACTGGAAGACAAATATCGGTGTTAAGCAAATGATTGAACCTTCTCACATGCTCTCTCACGCTTGGTGTTGGGGAGAAGATGGTGAAGTGTTTAGTAGCATCTTAACCCCTAAAGAAGCTTTAACTAAAGATGATGAACGTATTGTTTTAGAGGCTTGGAGTCTATTTGATCAAGCTGATATTATTGTTGCACACAATGGTAAACGATTTGATGTGAATAAGTGCAACGGGTATTTCCTAAAGTATGGACTGCCTAAACCATCACCATTTAAAGTTATCGACACTTTGGAGATAGCTAAAAAGAACTTTAACTTACCTTTTAAATCTCTTGAATATTTAGCCAAGTTCCTTGATGTTGAACTTAAACTAGATGCAGGAGGAATTGAAACTTGGATTGGGTGTGAACGAGGTGATCAAGAAGCTTTAGATACAATGGTTGAGTATAATCGTGGTGATATTATTACTTTGCGTGAAATTCACAAGCGTCTAAAAGGTTGGGATAATAATGGTGTTAATATTGCCTTGTATAATGACAATCACAATGCTGTTTGTACTCATTGTGGTAGTGATAATGTTTCTGTATTAAGTGATAAATTTGCTTACACACCGAATCGTAAATACCAAGTGTATCGTTGCAATGGTTGTGGTGCGGTATTACGATCTAACCGTAAAGAAGGTAGTAGTAATTCTTTAGTGCGTGTTGTCTAAACATTAAGCAAAGAGTAAATCAATAGACACAAAGAGTTGTTATTCGTAGTTAGAAGTTGTATAATATTCTTCTAAGCTGTTATTTTGACGATACGAGTAACAACTTTATATTAAATATTTTGAGGAGAGGTTGAATGAAAGCTTTAAAAGCAAATAAGTTTAGAGTTGGTGATTATGTTGAGATTATTAATCACAAAAATACCGTAGACAGGTTTGGTGGAAATACTATCGGATTTCCCCAAATAGGTTTGGTGGGTGTTGTTAATAAAGTCACTGACCACTGTGTAGGTATCGTTGATCACATGTACTTGATGGACGCTTCCGATGTAGAGCTTTTAGAAACATCTGACCAACACAAGGAAGAAACACAAACATACAACCCTTTAATCGCTCAAGAAGGTGGTGGTCATTATAAAGATCGCGGTATTCAACCTTTAGAATATGCAATGCAGAACAACCTTTCTTTTTGTGAAGGTAATGTTGTAAAGTATATCTCTCGCTATAAGAGTAAGAACGGTATTGAAGATTTAGCTAAAGTAATCCATTACGCTCTACTAACTTCTTATGAAGTTTATGGTGAACAAGGAAGTACAGAGTTGAAAGAGAAAGTATTGAAACTGTTAGGAGAACATGGATGAAAGTAAGCGTAACATATACATTGAATGAGTTACAACGAATTACACCAAACTTACGGAAAGAACATTTCAAATCAGATAACCCTAAAGTTAAAGAAGCTTTAAAGAAGCTGTTTTGGAATCTTGGGTGTACTTTACCTGATAAAATTGAGATTGATGAGGGGTTGGTTACTTTAAATAAGTTCGGCTGTCTTGATGATAGCCCTCGTATTACAGTTTTTGAGCGACAAGATATTGTGTGGCTAAAGACAAGGTTTGCTTCACATCGAGTACGTTGTTTAACAGATGATGTTAGTATGATGCGTGAAATGGATGGTATTACAAATCAGCGCAGTTTTGACGTTTGTAATGGGATTGAGTTAGTTTGATTGGTTTAGAAAATAGAGGAAAGGATTAAATGCAAAAGAGTGATTTACAAACAGAGACAAGCAGTTTTGTTGACCGATACCCACAATTTGTTGAGGCTATTGTTAAACAGAAAGAAGATTTGTTTTGGACAGAGAAAGAAATTGATTTAAACAAGGATAAGCATGACTTACGTAAGAAGTTGTCTCCTGCACAACGACATGCTGTGTCATTCAATCAACGACTATTCACTAAGTACGAAAGTGTAATTGGAGTGGATTACTGGGCTAATATTGTTCTAAAGCGTTACAAGCGACATGAGATTCAACGTATGGCTGTATGCTTCTCTGATGTAGAGATGAACATTCACTTCCCTTTCTACCGTAGAGTGAACGAAGTGCTCGGTACTCATAACGATGAGTTTTATCAGTTGTTTGAAACTGACCCATTGTTAATTGATCGTGTACAGTTTATGCACCAATTAGTAGGAGAGAAAGATTCTCTAGCATCAATGGGTGGGTTTGCTTTCATGGAAGGTGCTGTGTTGTTTACAGCATTCGCTATGATTAAGTCGTTAGGTGTTAAAGGTCAAAACTTCATGCCTAACCTGATTGCTGGTATCGACATGTCTTGCCTTGATGAAAGTCATCACTTTGAAATGGCTGCTGAAATCTTTAAACTACAAAAGAAGCAAGAGAAGCGTAGCAAGGAAGATTTGAAAGAGTTAGAGGAAAAGATTTATAATCATGCTCGTAATGTATTAGAACATGAGAAGTTGATTATTAAAGCTATGCTAAGTGAAGGAGATATTCCTTTTGCGTCTTACGATGATCTAGTTGGTTTTGCTTCACATCGTTGTAATCTTGTCCTACAAGGTTTAGGATACAAACCTATCTTTGACGAAAGTACAGACACTATTAGTGAATGGTTCTATTCATCAATGAACTCATTTAAGTTTAATGACAATTTCTTTACACGTGGTCGAAACTACAAAAAGGAATTTACATCAAAAGACTTCGATATTTTTACAGATGGAAGTTTTAAAGAAGTATTACAGAAAGTTGAGGAAAGTGTTTAATGAAAGTTCGTAATTTTGGAAAAGAGCGTAAAGAGATACAAAAGCAAGGTTTAGCTCCTACTTGGTTAACTACACAAGGGTATCAATTGTTAGCAACAAAGTATCTAAACGAAGGAAGTAGGTCTCCTGCTGACCAATACCGAAGAATTGCTAAAACACTTGCTCAATACGTTGGTGATAACTACCCTGAATGGTGGAATGAAATTGAGTATTGGAAAGGTAAAACATGGGAGGAAGCTTTCTATTCTGTGTTATGGGATGGTTATTTAAGTCCTTCAACACCTGTACTCTCAAACACTGGTACAAACTTAGGTCAATCAGTATCTTGTTCAGGGACTTATGTTGGTGACAGTGTATATGACTTTTATGAGAGTCGGTTACAGAACGCTTTATTGAGTAAAGAGGGTTTTGGTACGTCAACTTATCTTGGCGACATTCGACCTCGTGGTAGTGCTATGAAAGGTGGTGAAGCTTCTGGTGCTCAACCTGTAGCTGAAATGTTTGTTGATGATAGTAAGAAGATTTCACAAGGAAGTACAAGACGTGGAGCTACCGCATGGTACTATCCTATTGATGGTGGTGATTTCAATGAGCTTGTGCATTACTTAGAGACAGATACAGATGGTAACAATGGCGGTTGGTGTTTAACTGATGCTTTCAAAGAACGGTTAGAGAGTGGTGATAAGGATGCTATTAATCGTTGGGGTCAAATGCTGACTTGTAAGACAAGTGTAGGTAGTGGTTATCAGTTCTTTGTTGATAAAGCTAAACGACAACGACCTCAAGCGTATATTAATAACAACCTAGATGTTAAAGCGTCCCAACTCTGTACCGAAATTACGTTGTTCTCTGACCAACAACACACTTACACTTGTGTACTAGGAAGTGAAAACTTACGGTTGTGGTTCTCTCGTCCACCAATGCTTTCGTTTGTTAATACAGTTTTCTTAGATTGTGTTTGTGAAGATTTTATTCAGAAAGCTAAAGATTTGAAGGGTATTGAGAAAGCTATCAGATTCACTGAGAAAGGACGTGCGCTAGGTTTAGGTAGTATGGCATTCCACACACTCCTGTTAGATAATAAGGTTGTTTACGGAAGTATGGAAAGTAAATTACTAAACCATGAGATTTACTCTACAGTTCAAGATGAAGCTACTCAAGCTTCACAATGGTTAGCTACAATATTTGGTGAACCTGAATGGTGTAAAGGTACAGGAATGCGTAATACACACTTAACAGCTATCGCACCAAATAAATCAACAGCATTGATTCTAGGTGGCGTTAGTGAAGGTATTAACCCTCAACCAGCGTTTGTGTTTACACAATCAACACCATCGGGTGAGGTTGTCCGTATTGACCCATCTTTCTTAGAGTTGTTAAAAGAGAAAGGTTTGTATGTTAATGAAGATGATTTAGAAACTAAGAAACTT